CCAGCCGACTCCGTGAAGATGAACGAGGAATTCCAACAGGTCTACGGAATTCTCAATGAGATGAAGACGGAACAGGATTCCCACGACATCCATGACGCAACGGAAGCGACAACGGTTGCGGACAATGACGAGTTCGGGTTTGTGTATGCGGTTACTTCCGTGCTGAAGAAAATCAAGTGGAGCAATATCAAGGCGGTTCTGAAGACGTACTTCGATACCCTGTACTCCGTCCTGGGGCATACACACCCTGGTACAGACGTGACATCTGCCGTCGCTAATGCAACGACTGCGGAATCGTGTTCCGGCAATGCGGCAACGGCTACGAAACTAGCAACAGCCAGAGCAATTTCTTTGACAGGCGATGTTACTGGGAGCGCATCCTTCGACGGTAGTGCCAATGCTTCCATCACGGCAACTGTTGCGGATGATTCTCACAACCATGTCATATCTAATGTGGATGGGTTACAAACAGCGTTGGACGGGAAGCCAAATATCCTCTCTGAACGGTCTCTCAGCGTCACTACGACAAACTGGGTGACCATTGCCACCTGTTCAACCGGACGGGCATACGGGGAGTTTTATGTCTATGATGCCGATTCCGGCAGACACAATATGGTGAAAATCATCGCCAGCACATCCTACGGGAAAAACGCTGTTGTCGCATTGTGCGGAAATAGATTTAACACACGAACAATCGCCCATGTGAGGATTCTCTACAATACGGCAGACCGCACATATGGAGGCGCAAAGCTACAGGTTTATTGTGAGAACCCAACCTTCCTTCTTAGGGTAAGAAGGGTCTTTACAGATCAGCTTTCTGGGTGGACTTCGTGGAACGATGTAAACCCTGTTGTGGAGGGAACTCCTTCCGGTTGGGCCGAGGATTCAACAACACGGTTTGACGATATAACGAGCACAGCATATAGCCTTAACGGGAATCTGTCAGGCAATGCTACTGGGCTTAAAGTCTCCACATGGGCAAGAGTGCAGACCGACAGCGGGTACATCGACTTCGGTCCTGCAAATGGAGGTTGGGCCCATATCTATACCGACAGGGCAAACTTTTACTTCAATAAACCACTTTATGTAAATGACATAGCAGTATCACTTGACGGTCATACCCACAATTATCTTGCAACCACAGGCAAAGCCGCAGACTCTGACAAGCTTGATGGATACAACTCGGCAACCGCTGGGACGGCAAGCACGGTTCCTGTGAGGGATAGTAGGGGTGACATAACGACCAGGCTCTTCAGATCTACATATGCGAATCAGGCAAGCATCAGTGGGGCACTAGCGTTTAGGGTAAACACCACGGATAACTACATCCGGTTCTGCTCTGATATGGCGGCAGTCCGGACGTTTATCGGATGTGCGGCAACATCTCACACCCACAGCTATGTTCCGATACCGACGAGCTCATCGTTGCCCGTTGGAATGATAGCGTTTCTCTCGAATGCTAACGGTGGGAACATAGCAAACGGTGGGACTGTTTCTGGAGCAAGTCTGAGGGTTGTAAAGGTTGCAACAACATCCCCATCTTTTATATATGGAGGAACGCTTTCTGGTACTTGGAAAAATATTACTGGAGTAACTATAGAAAACATAACGGCTGGACTCTTTGTCCGCACGGCATAGGGGGTGGGAAATCATGAACTTTATAGGAATAGGAAACGCACGGTATGTTGAACCGACAGAGACTCTCATCAATCTTGAACTGGAAACGGACGAGGGGGTCATCCCCTTCACATTCGACCCGTCCGATAATGCCCCTGCTACCGAATATGTGAGGGAACGTATCTCCACTCTCAAAATAGCCCCTTATATTCCCCCACCTTTAGAAGAGGCTGTCGAGTCGGAAATTGAGCGGATAGCACGGCAACGATGGTATGAAAAGATGGAAGCGGATTACAAAGCGTTCAAGACAGAATTGCTGAAGACGGACTCTGAAATCCTTGCGGTTAAAAACGCAAAAACTATTGAGGATCTAAGGAGGTGAAGACGGGAATGGTTTCAGATTGGAAGGATCTTCTGTACGGGCCTTACAGCATTCTGTTTGACCCGAAAAAGACTCTGTTTGAGGATTTCCTTCCACAGCCGGAGCCAGAGAAACCGGATACCCCAACCCCTGGGGATTCTCCCGCTGGTGGGGGGGATGGTGGCGGAGATAACTGGTACGGGAGCGACTACGAGCGGGAGCTGGCCCAGAGGCATGGTACCCCGAATATAACCGACCCCGCTTTCTGGGGAGGAATGTGGTCTCCCGACATCGGGTGGAAGGACGTGGCAAAGGCTTATGGCCCGTATATCGGGAACCCTCTGACGAGCGGGATGCGGATGGTGAAGGACTTCATGAATCCGACAAAAGACCCGCTGGTGCAGAAGGCCCTTTCCCAGTATTTGCAGGAGTTTGCGCCCCATATGACCCTCGACCAGGTCTTGAAGGAAATCAATATGCTGTACGCCGCAAATCCAAACTCCAAGGTCAATGCTCTGGATACGATTGCGGGGTATGCTCTTGGGCTGGGACCTCTCTCCCAGCAGTATCAGAGTGCGGTTCTCTCAGGGGTCATGGCTCCCCATGAATTTGCCCAACAGACACGGGCCATGAGTTATATGGGGCTGAACCCGATGGGCTCAAGCTGGACGTATGCCACACCGACTCAGTTCAGAACGGACCCTGTGACGGGGGCTTCTGCCTATAGTGCTCTTGAGAAATCCCCGATCTCGAACCTTACGAGGGCTTATCTCTCTGCCATGACGGATGGAACTCTGAATCGGAGCGTCTATAACAACTATCAGGGGACATACACCACGGCAGGGGAGATGCTCACCGATGCGGCGGCAGAGATTCAGAGATCCCAGTTTGAGCGGGAGCTTTCCCGTGAGTGGATGGGGGACATTCTCTCAGGAAAGACTGAGAAGGATTTCGGTAGTTGGAAGGATGAGCGTGGGGGCGGAGATTATTCGTTCTCCGGAGGCGGCACCCCAGGAGCCCCAAGTAGCGGGTTCGGAAGTACATGGGGAGGCGGCTTCCGTTCCGAGCTTGGTACGGGCTGGGATAGAGCGTCCATGGATAGGCAGTATGGTGGTGGGGATGGCAATTCGGAAAAAAATGACCCCGATCCTGGAAGCGGCTTCAGCGATGCCCCCGGCGGGAACATGGAAGGAGGGTACAGATAATGGCGACTTCTACCCCCTATGTAGGCACGTATCGGATGGAGGACTTTCCCACAATAACTGTCCCTAAACAGCCAAGCCAACCAGTGGGTAATACCCCTCCTTCTGCCGACATGGGGTTGGCCGATTTAACAAAGTGGATGCAGAACCAGTATGCGCTGAATCAGTACAACTACGGCAACTACTATCAAGACCAGGCGAAGGCTGCGCAGGATGCGACATCCCAGGCACTGAACAACTATATGGGGAGTGTACAGGGGCTTCAGGGGCTTTACGGCAACCTGACGAACCAGGCCCAGAAAGGAATTGACACAACAAGCGCCTATAATCAGTGGGCTATGAAGCAGGGACAGCAGGGCATGGATGCCTACAATAAGGCGCTTAGTGAGATGATGGCCCTGTTTGGTGGTCTGACGAGCCAGGCGCAGCAGGGGATCAACACAACAAATACCCAGAACCAATGGGCCACGAACCAGGCACAACAGGGGATGGGGGAGTACAACACCTCTATCCAGGCGATGGAGCAGCTCTATAATCAGCTCATGGGACAGGCCCAGGGGGCTATGGGAAGCCTCCAGAACCAGGGGAATACGGCAAGCGGCTGGCTTCAGAGTGCTATGGGGACGTACAACCCCCAGCAGATTCAGCAGATGATCCAGACCGGACAGGTGCCCCAGGCCACGCAGGACTACCTGACCCAGATTCGGAACCTCCAGATGGAGAATCTGAGCGGCGACCTGGACAAGGCTTATGCTATAGAACAAAGGCGGCTCCAGGATAATTTGGGCGCACGGGGGGTCCTCAACAGTCAGACAACTGCGAATGCCCTGGCACAGATGATGAAGGAGAAAACAGACCAACTTGCCAAGGGAGCAAACACCTATGATACCCAACTCGCCCAGAATTTGATCGAGGCCCCGTATCGGCAGCTTGAAGCGGCCATACAGAACCTCGGAGCCCAAACGGGGGCCGCAACAAATCTCTCCAACATGGCAAACACCCTCTTCGGCTCCCAGATGCAGGGGCTTGGTTCACAGGCGGCGTGGGGAGCCCAAATCCCACAGGCGGTTGCCTCAAAGATCGGACAGGCTGCGACTGTCGGGGATATGTCAAGCCAAAGCCTCAACGCTCTTCTTCAAGGGCTTGGGAGCCAGGCGACATGGGGAGCACAGATACCCCAGGCCATCTCCCAGAGGATCGGACAGGCGGCCACGGTCGGAGACATGTCGAACCAAGGCCTTGCGTCCATGCTCCAGGGGTTGGGTTCACAGGCAGCCTGGGGTGCTCAGATCCCTGGGTTGATGGGTGATGCCTACCAGATGGCGAAGGGCATGTACGACATTCCGGCCTCGATGTACTCCACGTACTCGAAGCAGCTGAACGATCTGTTCAAGAATATTGGCGATTGGTCGACGGAGCTGGAGAGGGCACGGATCCAGGCAGAGGCCGCTGGCGGGGGCGATGATGATTGGCTCACCGGAATCGGCGGGATCATCGGGGCCATCGGCGGCCTATTCTAGGGGGTGATCGAACATGGCCTTTGAGGACCTTCTGAAGAACTTCTCAATACTGAACCAGGAACCATGGAATCGCCCCCCCGAATTCCCCACTCCGGAGGTGGCTCCCATTGTCCGGGGAACGGACTTCACCCCGATGGTGAGGGAGAGTCTCATGGGAGGAATGCAGTTCGCAGAACCCGACATGGAGGCAGCGAAGAGCAGGGCTTCGCAGAATGTAGGCCCTGCCCTTTTTCTTCTCCCGCTCATGCTTGCGGGGGCGAAGAACAAGAAACGGGCGCTTTCCCGCTTTGCCAAGTCACTGGGGACGAGTGTCGACAGGGAGCTGCGGTCGCAGAATGCGATGGAGGTGTGGCGGGCTGAACAGATAAACGCCAGGAACCAGGCTCTTCTTGATGAGATCAAGCAGAACAAGGGCCTCATGGAGAAGATTGCAGAGAAGGATCCATTGCTCTGGACGGACGAGGAGTTCGTCAATGCGTGGATGTCCGGCGATGTGACCTATCTCGCCAGGTCTGGGTGGAAACCTCCCGTGGAGAAGCAGAAGAAGAGCTATCAGATGCGGGAGATGGGGGGGAGGATGGTTGTCTTCGATCCCGACACCGGACAGGTAACCCGTGATCTTGGCCCTGCGAAAGCACCAGGCATAGGTGGAGGAAAAGCTGTCAGCGGAGCGAAGGCCCTTGAAAACCAGATCTGGGAGGAGACTCTCAGGATACTGTACAGCAAGGGGCCTGGGGCATTGACTCCCATGCAGATTGAAATGGCAAAGGCTAAGAAGCTCCTGGACAAGGATTATGGCAAGCCGAACATCAAGGAGATCGTAAAGGACAACATGATCATCCTCTACGATATAGATAATCAGAAGATAATCCAGGAAATTCCGTTCGGTAACCCTGTTCCGGAATCGAGTGATGTCACCAGGACTGATGCGGAGCAGATCTGGACGATGGTCATGGGCGGCACAGACAGGGTGGGGACACGCTATGACGGACTTGCGAACGTAGCCAAGTCTCCGGAACAGCTCGAAAACATGATCTACAACCTCTACGGACATAATCACGCCTACTACCAGAAGGCCATGAGTTATGGCTTCGACACCCAGGGTGGCAGATGGTACGGGAAACGTCCGCAGAGAGGAGCGACCCCGAAACCCGCAGAGACGAAGGAAGTATCTCCTCTCGATAAGTGGGGGATCGCTCCCACGAAGCCAAAAGAGGAGGAGAGGCCCGCTCCCAGAGAGGAAACGAAGCCAGCCCCTGAGAAGCCCGCTTCAGGGAAACCCCAGGGGAAGGACTACATGGGGCTTGCCAAAAAACTGCTGAACGGGCCGAACGTCAAGGGGGACAAGGCCAAGGCTCTTCAGTATATCAAGACGGCAAACATCTCCGAGGAGGACAAGGTCAATCTTGCTGCCGCCGTTGAGCAGCTGACAAGGGTGAGATAAGAATGAGGAATCCGGTTGAGGAACTTTTTTTTGAGTCCGAACTGAATCCCGTGGATGATCTTCTGGGAGGAGCAGTAGAGGAGTCTCCCGTTGTCCCCTACACCCAGGAACTTGAGGAAATGGTCTACGCCAAATCTCCCGTCAGCAAGGCCCTCACGGACACGCTGAAAACCACAGGCGGGGGGATCATGAAGGCACTGAGTTATCTTGATATCCCCCGCTCCGTCATGGCAGCAGCCATTTCCAAAGACCCTGAAACGAAGGTCATGGATGCCCTTACGGGGAAGATCCACCCTTCGTGGGGCGAGGCTATGCCGGAGAAGATCGAGGTTCCACGGGGGGAGGGATCGAGCTACTGGAGCGGGATCAAAAAGTGGGAAGAAGGGGATGAGGCGAACCTGAAACCCGCCATTGCCCTCACGGCAGACATACTCGCCGACCCGATAAACTTCATTGGGGTGGGTGGACTCACGAAGCTTGGACGTGCGGGGAAGGCCCTGGCAAATCTCAACAAGGCCTACGGAGGGCCTATCGCCGCCATGCTCAAGACCAAAGACCCCGCAATAGTTGTAGGGGCCATCATGAACAAAGCCCCCAAGGTGGTGCAGTTCCTCAAGTCCCAGGGGGTCTCCGATGACATGATCACCCTGGCATCAAAGGCGAAGGGGGTTCTCCAGGAGACGCTCTCCGAACAGGCGAAGGCGGGGCAGTGGGCGGCTGCCAGGTTCGGCAAGTACAGGACACCCAGGGGAATAAACGAGGCCGTTGCCAAGAGAATCGAGAAGACGAAGAAGACCCTTCCCAACATTCCCCTCTTGCGGAAGATTATCACAGGCACTGGGGATGACGTGTGGGATCAGGCTTATGAAGCCGTGATGAACAAGCATCGGGAGAAGATGCGGGATATCCTCGACACGGGGACGAGCCTCCGGAAAAAGATCGGACAGGCGGCCCCTGAAGGGACGATCGATGACATGTCCACGGCTGCCTGGTTCGAGCGTGGAGGAACAGGCCCCATCGCAGATGAGGCACGGAACCTCATGGAGAGTCAGCTCGAGGAGATGCGTCAGCTTGCGTCCAGGGGATACGACCTGGGGGTCAAACCCATCAGGGAGGAGGGATATCAATACCTTCCTCACGTCAAGGCAGATCAGTCCATATGGGACAGGATTCGAGCGGCGTTTAACAGGCAGCGTCCCACAACCTTCACGCCCCACAAGCTTCAGAGGGACTACGTATGGATCACCGACCCCGCCACTGGGGAGGAATTCATCGAGTCGCTGAGCCTGATGGCGAAGACGTACAAGATGAATCCGGAGGACTTTGTCACCCGCCAGGCCACAGTGGACGAGATCAACAGGTGGTTCAAGGAGGTCAATATCTTCGATAAACACCCGCAGGATCTCTTTAAGAGCGATCTTACGTCAGCCGTGGTCAAGGGATCCGTGGACAACGAGATTGCCCTTCACGGGGCGAGACAGTTGGAGTTTTTCGAGACCACGGCACAGGAGGCCATCGATAAGGTTGGAGGAATCGACCAGGCATTTGCCATGGGATGGAGGACTCCGAAACTTGCGAAGTCCGACAAGTTCCTGCTCAAGGACGGGAAGATGATCCCGCTGAAAAACAAGATGGATGTCCTGGAGACGCTCCCCATGGAACCCGCAAGGGCCAGGTTTGTCGAATCGAAATGGAAGGAGATCGTCTCTCCGGAGGACGTGGAGAAGGGCCTCAAGGATCTGTATCACGGCTACACAAGCCTGTGGAAGCGATACACCCTCTTTCCGTTTTCCGAATACCATTTCCGGAACATGGTGGGAGACATCTGGAACGGGTGGATGAACGGATGGAAACCGAGCCAGATCGTAGGAGACCTGGTGGAGGCTGCGAAGATGCAGCGGATGGGGAAGAGTCCGTCCATCTTTGGAAAGGAGATCCCCTTCCCCTTCAAGGGCGGGGAAAAACTCAGGATCAAGTCGAAGCTGTACGGTGAGCTGAAACCGGAGCAGATCCTGCGTGAAGCGCAGATCCGTGGGGTTGTAGGCACAGGCCAGTACGGTGAGATGCAGGACGTGTTCACGAAGCTCACATCGGACAAGGGGAAAAGTTTCCTGGAGCGGGAGTTTTACGACCTGGAAACCGCAATTAAGGTGGGGTCTTTCCTGGAGGACAACAGGAGGCTTGGGCTTTTCACACGGCAGCTCAAGAACGGGGAAAATTGGGAGGATGCGGCACGGATCGTCAAGAAGACACTCTACGATTACTCCGACCTGACCGATTTCGAGCGATCCGTCCGGCGATGGGGCATTCCGTTTTACACGTGGTACAGGAAAAACGTCCCCGCCCAGTTCCGGTATCTGATGAAGTATCCTGGGAAGGTTGCGATCCTGCCCAAGGGAAAGGCACACATTGAGGGATGGAGCGACAAGCATGTTGCGGAGACCCAGAGGCCGGAATGGATGCAGCGGGAGTTTTCGATCCATATGGGGACTGACCCCCAGGGGGCCGAAAAGTTCATGACCCTGGGAAGCTTCCTGCCTACGGCAGATGTCTTCCGGTTCGGCGGGTCTCCGGAGGACTTCCTGACAGGGATCCTGTCCAACATGAACCCCCTTATCAAGGTTCCCTTTGAGATGTCTATAAACAAGAACACCTTCTTCGACCGGCCTGTGGACAGGCTGAGAGACGAGGAGGCGGGAATTTTTGAGCGTGGAGGGCCGTTCCTGGGGAACGAGAGGACGAACTGGTTGGGAATGAACCTCCCCACGACAGGCGTAAAGGCTTCGGAGATGCTGCCCTTCACACGACTTTTAAGCACCCTGGACAGGATGAACCCGTTCGGGGTATTTGACGAGGGGCCTGAATACGATCCTCTGATACTCAAGGAGGGACAGATCAAGACCCGACCGTATCACACGGAGCTTGAGACCTGGGGAAAGTTGTTGAAGAGCATCACCGGACTGAAGGTCTATCCTGTCGATGTGGAGCGGGACGCTCTCTACGACATCAAGGACAAGATCTACCAGGGAGGCAGAAGCACGGGCTTCAACAAGGCGGCCATTATGTCTGCCATTAAGTATGCCCTTGCGGAAGGAGATCTGAAGTCCGTTGAGATGTATGACAAGATGCTTGACAAGGTGATGGATAGGCTTGACGAGGAGCATCAGCTGCTCGAAGACTATCTCAACTCCAAGGAATAGGCGATAGGGAGGTGAATTCCTGATGCTCACCATTCAGGAGGTCTATACGGCTGCCCAGAAACATCCCGTGAACCCTCTTGCAGTAGCCGTGCAGACCTACCATGAGACAGGGAACTATCAGCATTACAGGGATTGGAACATCGGAGGGATCAAGTGTACAGGATCCTGGGTGAGGAAGGGACGAAAGTGTTGGAACGGGAAGACGGAGGAGTATTACGGAGAAGGGTATGCCTCAGTAAGTGCGGGATTCCGCAGCTATGATTCCCTGGAAGACTTTTTCGCCGATTATGCAGACCTGATCGCACGACTCTATCCGAAGTGCAGGGACAACCTGGATAACGTATTCGCCTATTTCGCCGGACTCCACGGCAAGTGGGCGACAGATCCTGCATACTTCAAATCTTTGGTGCGGCTGCTCCTCCAACTGGCTCCCGACCTGGTCGAATTCTGGGATCCAGGAGCGGAGCTTGAGGAGGCACTGAAAAGAGGAACCCTCGAAAAATGGCAGGAGGACGAGGTCAGAAAATACGACCTCACTCCATTCCCAAGGGGGGGAGAGAAGGATGTTGCAAGTGGCGATAGTGTCGGACGTGTGGCCGTTCCTGCTGATGGGAGCAGCAATCTTTATGTTGGCGATGATCTTCAAAAGAGACTGAGCGAGAACTTTATCGCCCGTGAGTTTGTGTGTCCTGATTGTGGAAGAGCGATTGTTGACCCGAAGCTTGTGGAAAACCTCCAGATACTGAGGAATGAGTTGAAGAGCCGGATAATCGTCACGTCAGGATATCGGTGTAAGGTGTACAACGAAATTGTTGAGGGGGTGGAGGACAGTCAGCATCTCCTGGGGAAGGCTGCTGACATCGTTGTCGAGGGATGGCCCTCTGATTGGGTGCTGATGATCATCCGGCTGATGGTGCGTCACGGGATCATTTATTGCGGATACGCCTACAAAATTTCAGACACAGCAGTCCATTTCGATGTGCGAGAGCCGGAGTCCCTAGTGGTCACTAAGTGGAGGGGGATAGGAAATGGAAAAGCAAAAAGTGGATGAGATCCTTCTTGACCTGACGGAGAAAATAGGCATAGTCATGACACAGAACGACCATCAGACGAGGATTCTTGAATTACTAGCCAAGAAATACGAAAACCATGAGCAGCGGATCAACAGCCTGGAGACCCTGGTAAAAATAGGGGCCGCCTTCATCACCGTCATAAGTGGAGTTCTTGTCTGGGCATCGAGGGTGATCCCGACCGTGATTGAGTTTTTGATGCGAGGTGATTAACGTGACGCTTCTGGATGCTCTCCCAGTATTGGGGGAGATTATAGGAAAGGTTGTGAAGGATCCCAACCAGGCAGAGGAGCTGAAGTTTGAACTCCAGAAGCTTGAGATCCAGAAGGAGGTTGCGAGGCACGGAGCCGTACAGGCCTGGCTGAGCAACAAAAGCCCGTATGTGGCAGGGGCCATACCGACTATCTTGTGGATGGTGAGTCTCGTTGTCTTCTTCAATCACATCATCTCCCCGCTCTTCACGTGGATCTCCGGCAGCGCAGTTCCAGTGCTTGAGCTGCCGAGCTACTATACCGACATGGCAGTCTCGATCATCTACGCCTTGTTTATTAAAAAGGCCTGGGACAGTGCCGACATTAATATCGGCGGGATACATTCTCCCAAGAAGGAGGAAGATCCTCCTCCCGTGACCGTGTCCAAGATTCCCAGGGATGATCCGAACTACCATGAGAAACGATTCGCCGAACTTCTGGAGAAATACGGTATGCCCTTGAGCGGAACGGAGAAGTAGGATATAATAAGGGAAAAGTTAACATATAGGAAACATCGGACGGTAATTTTAGGAAAATCTTTAAAAACAAAATTCCACCGTATAAAAAGGGGAACGGGAAAAGGCATGCAGTGACTGTGTTTTCATTCAGAACATTAATTCCGTACAAGAACATCGTACAACAGATTCCATGAACCATGATCTTTACTGAGATTGTGGTGGAAGGTAGGCCCACCAGACCCCTTTTAAACGGTAAAAAAACCGTATAAGATAAACAAAGAAAACCCCGTCCTAGACGGGGTTTCTTTGTTTTTTATGTCCACCGATTAACACCCTGAAAACTCCCAGAAGTCTATACGTACCGTACAAAGTTTCGTATAATAACCCCAAACCTTGTACGGTGAATATGGTTTCGGGGAGGGAATGGATATGGCGCTTACAGAAATCCAGTGCAAGAATGCGAAGCCGAAGCCCAATGGGAAATCCCACGTCCTGTCTGACGGTGAGGGGTTGCTCCTGGACATCCGGCCTTCCGGCAAGAAGTACTTCATCCTGAGAATGTGGAGGTCGGGTAAGGAGATCCGAAGATCCCTGGGATCCTATCCGGAGCTGAGCCTCAAGGAGGCACGGCAGAGGGCCAGGGAGATGAAGGAGCAGGACGCTCCTCCCGACAGGGAGGACAACTTCGGGAAAATTGCTGACGAATGGATCTCAAGGAGGGTGGACAACGTCCTGGCAGATTCCTACGCCAGGGTGATCCATCTCCGGATGGATCGGTACATCCTTCCAAAACTGGGGAAGCTTCCCCTCAAGAAGATCACTTCGGGAACCATCCTGAAGATATGCCGTGAGATCGAGGACACAGGGAACATTGAGACAGCTCACCGTGTGAGACAGCTCATAGGCCAGGTGTTCAGGTACGCAATCGCCATCGGCATCGCCGACACGGATCCCACGGTTGCCCTCCATGGGGCGCTTATCCCGTCCCGTCCCAAACACTATGCCACGATCACTGACACGGAGGGCATCAAGACCCTCGTCCAGAGCATCGACAAGTACCCCTACGTGCTGATGAAGAGTGCTCTGTGGTTTTCCGTCCTCACTTTCTGCCGTCCAGGGGAGGTGCGTCACGCAGAGTGGTCTGAGATCAGTCTGGACGATGCTCTCTGGAGAATCCCTCCGGAGAAAATGAAGACGAAGAGTCCCCATATCGTCCCTCTCTGCACACAGTTGGTCTCCATTCTGCGTGAATTGCAGGAGATCACGGGGGGCGAGAAGTATCTCTTCCCCTCCCCACGTGGAGGAGGAAGGCCCCTTTCCGAGAATGGAGTTCGAGTGGCATTGCGGAGTATGGGATTCGGCCCTGAGACCATTACGGCACATGGATTCCGTTCAATGGCAAGCACGGCTCTCAACGAGAACGGATTCGCTCCGGACATCATAGAAAAGCAGCTGGCCCACACCGAGAGAAACTCAGTGCGGGCCGCCTACAACCACGCCGAATATATGCCTCAACGGCGGGAAATGATGCAGTGGTGGGGGAATTACCTTTTTACGCTCCTTTCAAGGGCCTGACGAATGAACCCATTACTCGCCCGATAATAACAACGCTCCCGTCCTCAAGATCTTCCCTTGAGAACACCTTCGGAGGGTAGAGCAGGGAGGCAGACCGTGTCTCTACCCCTCCATCCTTCTGCCAGTAGACCCACTTCAATGAGAATGAATTCCCGTTTTTAACGAAAGCCACATCTCCATCCTCAACCCGCTCGTTCGGATTTATCACGACCCTGGCTCCCAGAGGGACATTGGCCGAAGCCATGCCGTCACCGTCTGCAATGATCGCAAACGGCCTATTACCAACTGAGACCGACCCAACGTCACACGCTGCCACCAGTAAGACCTCCTTTGTTTTAGGAAGTCCCTCCTTCCAGGGATAATGGACAAGCATATCCGTGTAAAGGACAGGCACTTCCATCACTGGCTCTCGCAATAATTCCTCCCCCATGAGATACCCAACCGACACCCCAAGCAGTTGGGCTATTTTCTCCTTCAGTTCGTCCTGGGGTTCTGCCTAACCCCGTTCCCACCGTGACACGGATGACGGAGACACCTTGAGGATTTCCGCAAGATCCCTCCCAGAAAGTCCCATATTTTCTCGTGCTTTACGAACCCTCTCCCCCTTCATTAAATATCACTACCCTTTCTTTTTTTAAATTCAGTCTATTACGAGAAACGAGATGTTTCATGAGTAATATTACGTAATTTGCTCCATCCCGTACTCCGCAAAAATACGTATTGCTAATGCCGTTTTAAGGGATTATCCTCTAGCCGTAAGGAGGTGAAAGAGGCATGAGTCTGCTTTATTACAGGATAAAAGCCAACTTGAGTCAATCCCGTCTTGCGGAACTTATGGGTGTAAGCGAAAACAAAATCGTCTGGAGAGAAAACTACACGGGGACTCCAGACTTCGACCTTGAAAAGAAACTGGCGGCGTTTTTTGGTGTTGAGATCAAGGATCTGCGGAGGGAGAAGCGTTATCCGAAGCTGACAAAGGCTGGCCTTGTACGGGGATTGGATGCTTGTCAGACGGTGAAGTATCTCCGTGCTCTCCGGAAGTTCCTTGGGGACAGGGACAAGCCCGTCATTCCACTGGAGCTTGTGGAGCGGAGAAGGAGGGAGTGGTATGAACGAAAGGTTGCCAGAAGTTCTGGAGGCATGCGCAACGGTGCTGATGGAGACGGCACGGCAGCTCAAGGAGGTAAAACCGGAAAGAGAGGTTCCTCCAAAACCCGAACCTCGTCCGGAAAGGGCAGAAAAAAGGGACGAATGGCTAACGGCGAGGGAGTTTGAGGCGAGATACAAGATATCCCGTCCAACGCTGATCAGGTGGCGAAAGGAGGGGAAGGTTAAGTATCTCCAGATGAGCGAGCAGTTTGTACGGTATCGACCGTTGGAGGAAAGCCCATGATTTTCCAGACCATCAAATGCTACCGGTGTCTCCATTACGACAGGAGACTGTGGATCTGTCAGAAGCACTGGCTGAAACGGTTTCCAGGAAGCAGTGCGGAGGAGTGTTCCGATTTTATGGGATGGGTAAGGGGGGAGTTACTTCAATGTTGAATTCGAGGACGAAAGCACCGGAAAAGATGAGCATGTCGGGATGTGCCAGCAAGAGGAACTTGGACACATCTTTATTGGATGCCTGGACGACCGCAAGAAGGTTCCAGATCCGGAACCGGAGGAAGACTGTCTGGGAGAGGATTTTCGATTTTCTTCGCAGACTGTGGGGGAAGAAATGATCTACGGGATCGATTTCGGGGATTACCTGACGCACGGATACGGGATCCCCGATTCGGGGCGTGAGGATTACCTGAACGACCTGGCAGACAGTGTTTACGGAACGGGGAGGGATTGGCGTGGCAGACCACTCAGAGAAGCATCTGAACCAGAAGGCGAAGGCGCATCAGAAATACACCCTGGGGAACGGGGCGGTTGTCCCAGGGGTAACGACAATCCTGTCGGTAATAGCGAAGCCGGAGCTGATCTTCTGGGCCAACAGGAAGGGCCTGGAGGGCATTGATACCAGAAAGTTTGTGGATGAGGCTGCCGTAATCGGGACGCTCGTCCACCAGATGGTCGAGGAGGATCTTGGCGGGGAGGCCTGGGATCGGGACGAGTACTCCCAGGCACAGATAAAGATCGCAGAACGATCCTTCGCAAAATACCTGGAATGGAAAAAGGGCAGGGATATTGCGACTCGACTCATAGAGGCAAAGCTCGTCTCCGAGAAGTTCCGCTTCGGGGGGACGTGCGATTGGTACGGGATGTTCGATGGTCAATGTTGGCTGCTCGATATAAAGACATCCAAAGCAGTCTATCCCGAATTTATCTACCAGGTGGCTGCCTACAAAAAACTCCTTTTGGAGGCCGGATTCAAGGTGACCCGCACGGGGATCCTTCGCCTGGGAAGGAACGAGGATGAGGGGTTTGAGTTCCGGACGCTTGGGAAGGCCGAGCTGACGGACGGATGGAAGACGTTCAAAGCAGCACATCGACTCTACCTGGAGAAGAAAAACTTCGAGGGGAGGTATGGAAAATGACGAAGGCAGAGCTTGCCGTCCCCACCGATATGAATGCGGAACAGGTCGACTTGATCAAGCGGGTGATCTGTAAGGGAGCCTCCAATGATGAGTTGAAACTGTTCCTTGGCCAGGTCAGGCGCACGGGATTAGATCCGTTTGCGAGACAGATCTACAGCATCCGGAGGTGGGACGGTTCGCAGAATCGGCACGTCCAACAGACCCAGGTCTCGATAGACGGGTTCCGGCTGATTGCGGAGAGGACGGGGAAGTACTCCGGACAGGATGGCCCCTATTGGTGCGGGGAGGATGGAGTCTGGCTCGATGTCTGGCTTCAGAAAAAGCCGCCGATGGGGGCAAAGGTGGGGGTATACCGTGAGGGATTCCAGGCTCCACTGTATGCCGTGGCCCTCTGGAGTGAATATGCACAGACCACGAAAGAGGGTCGGCTGACGAGCATGTGGCAGAAGATGCCAGCTCTGATGTTGGGAAAATGCGCAGAGGCTCTTGCTTTGAGGAAAGCGTTCCCGCAAGAGCTGAGCGGGTTGTACACCACAGACGAGATGGCCCAGGCATCCAACCCAATGGAAACTGTCGAGGGTGAAATAGTGATGGTCGGGGAAGAGGAGCAGAAACCGGAGCTTCCGGAGAAAAAGCCGGAGCAGAAGCCGGAGAAAAAGCCGGAGTCTAAACCCAAGAAGGGGAAGGTGACCGCTGAAGTCAAGAAGAGGATCTGGCAATCCTACGTGACCCTCTACGAGGGGGACGAGGAAACAGCAAAGGTGGTTATCCAGGACATCGTTCCGAAGGCATCGAAGGATTGGGACGGTGAGGACGTTAAAGCTCTTCTCGCAGATCTTAAGGCACGGGAGGAGTTCAAGTTTGGCGAAGAGGAGGAAGATGCAGATGAGAGTGCAGGATGATCCCGAATTCAAAAAAATCATTTCCGAGCTTGAGAGCGCACTTCCAGATGACGATGACGATGACGAGGATGAGGATGAGTCTGGTGGTATCCGTGTTGAGCACTTCGAGATAAGGAAAAGGCCAAAGAAGATCTCGATAGAAGAGGGTCGGGAGCTTATTGAACTTTACAACAATACCCCCTACTTCATGCCTGGAGATGTGGTGCAGTGGAAACCAGGTTTCAGGAATAGGGCCGTTCCTGACTACGATGAGCCGATGGTTGTGTTCGACAAACTGGAAGTTCCCATCACGATGCCCGAAGGTATGCAGGTAACGATGGCCGGATACGCAGACAGAAATGACCTTATAGGGGCCTTCAAAGATCCCAATGACGGAGAGATCCTGCTCTTTCTCTTCGACTCCAGGCGGTTCATGAGATACACAGGATAAAAAGGGGAAGGATGGGGCCTAATGACTCCATCCTCCTTTTACAAGGAGGGATGCAGATGGCATCCTGCGGATTATGGCTCAAAGTTTACTCAACACTTCTGGATCACAGAAAAACACTTCAACTTGCAGAGAGTTTAGATGTCGATGTCCCAAAGGCAATTGGGCATCTGATTTGCTTTTGGATGTGGGCAATGGTGAATGCAGATGCGGACGGGTTCCTGGAAGGTGCAACTCCGCTCATGGTTGCACGGGCATCCCAATGGGATCTCGACTCACAAGAATTTGTCTCTGCCCTGTTAAAGTCACGCTTTCTTGAACGTGACGCTGATGGATACAAGGTTAGGAACTGGGCTGAGTATGGGGGTAAACTGGCAAAAAGGCGGGAAAGGGATAAATTACGAAAAAAAAGTAAACCTGATTCCGATGGAATTCCAACGGATGTCCGAAGGAATTCCGATGGAATTCCGATGGATGTCCAACGGATATCCGAGGAATTTCCACCCCTAGAAGTAGAAGTAGAAGTAGAAGTAGAAAAAGAAGTAGATATAAAACCAAAACCAGAATCAAAATCAAAATCAAAAACAAAACCAACTTCGTTCCGTCAACTTCAGGTCGAAAATGCGACTTCTGACGAAGTCGTTCGCACACGCCCAAAGGAAAATGTCCCCTACAAGGACATCATGGAGCTGTGGAATTCGATCATCGGCTCAAAGGGAATCCCCTCCATACGAGGATTAACAGATCAGCGCAAGGTAAAACTCAGAAGACTCTGGCGCAATCAGAGTGAGAGTGGGGACTTCTCCCAGGTTGAGACGTGGAGGGAATTTTTCACCTACATCGCAGAAAAATGCTCCTTCCTCATGAGCGGGACATGGAACTTCGGGTTCGATTGGATCCTCTCTCCGAGTAATTTCCAGAAGATCATCGAGGGGAATTACGAGGACAGGCAGAAGGGAGCAGTGATGGCCCCATGGAACCGAAGAGCATGAAGGCTGCCCTGGGATATCTCCAGGGAGTGATATCACGAATGCGGAAACGGGGAGTGGTCATCCGCTCCAGGGAGGAGAGGCTCCAGGAAATCCTGGAGTACGTGAGGCGGGAATATCCAGAGGCGCAAAGAGAGGATCTTGTGGACGATATCAACGGGCTTGCCCTCCCCATTCAGCAGGAGGAATGGTGCAAGGGCTGCCATCCCTCACGGTGTCCCACTGGGGGGAGGTTGTGGTTCATTGAGCGGAGGGAGGGTGTGCGGGGGATCGTGTATTATCCCTGGTTCCAGACATGCGGGAAGTGGCGGGCCTGGAGGATGCCCTGCGAGGCTCCACGGGTAAGGGATCAAGATTCCATGCGTGGATTCAGAGGGGGTGCGCTGCATGGAGAAGAGAGAGTTGATCAAGAAGGCGAAACGGCTCCGGAAGCAGTATGACGCTCTTCCAGACTATTCGTCACGAAGGGCGGGGCTGATGAAGGTAATCACCAATTTGGACGAGAAGATCACCATGCTCCAGAAACAGGAGCTTGAGGAAGCAGGACAACTGACGATTCTCTAGGGGGGGAGACGCATGCCAAATTACCAGAAGATCATCATCGAGGGACATATCGCAAAGGATCCGGAACTGCTGACATCGAAGAGCGGGAAAACGTACACCAAGTTCCCCGTTCCCTGGAAGCGGAAGGACGCTAGTGGCAAAGAGACAGGTACGATGTGGTTCTCAGTGATGGCGTTTCATGATGATGCCAGGGATGTGGTGGAGAACTTCCGCAAGGGAGATGCCGTCCACGTGGAGGGGATGCTGACAGCCGATGCGTACTTGGACAAACACGGGGAACCCAGGCCCTCCCTCACCGTTATGACCCAGAGTATCCACCTGGCAGAGAGAGGGCAGGACGGCAACCTTGACGATGACACGGGTGATGAGGATCTCCCGTTCTGAGCCATGGAGGAGAGAGGTGAATGGGGATGCCGAAATACTCAAAGTGGGGGTCAGGATCCCTTGTGGTTGATGAATCCAGTGGGGATCCAGAGCTGAAGTGGAGGGTACATCCGAACAAGCAGCAGCCTTTCGGAGGGTGGAAACCGAGGCGTGGACAATGGCAATACCTGGATGAGAACGAGGATGAGGTGTGCGGGGATCTCCGCTTCGGGTTGTCTCCGAAAGCCGTGGCGAAAAAACATCATCTCAGTTATAGCGTGATGGTGAAGTGGATGGAGGAGATGGGGATTGCGAAGCCTGTGAACGAGCCTCAGTGGGAACCTCCAAAGATTATTATTCCTCCGGTTCCCAATCCTCCCACGCTTGAGCCAGGGAGGATATATGTTTTTAAGCAGCGGGTCGACATGGGAATCGAGCACAGATCCCTGCGCTATGTCGGGTATCAGGAGGGGAGATGCCCAGGGGGAAGACATTACCTCTTCCAGAACATCGCAGGGGCGAAATACTCCTACACCGTATACCAACTTCTGGAGCATTTTGTGGGAAGGTCAAAATAGGGGTCTTGCACAAAACGGTATTTGTGCCGAATTAAGGAAATTTTGGGGTCAGGTTGAATTTTTTAGGGTCGAGAGGATGAATCATACGGCTAAAAAAAAAGAGGGGTCTTACAGGGCAAATTTGGGGGATAGTATATCGTTTTAGTAGGGATTGTTTTTAGGGGGTGAGGGTCATGTTGAAGGTGGGTGATACTGGTGAACTGGGTTTCGCTCTCTTGGAATGTGACGGGAAGGTCGTGGGGAACGTCTATCCGCAGCACGTGGAGACGGTTGTTAAGGAGCTTGCCCAGAAAGCGGAAAAAGATTCCAACGGAATTCCAACGGATATCCATCGGATGTCCAACGGAATTCCAACGGATATCCATCGGATGTCCAACGGATATCCAGAGCAGAGTTTTTCAGAGGTGCTTTATCTACTCGAAGAAGAGGCGAAAAAGGTATACAAACTGCAAAACCTTGTCTCGGAATATGAGGATAAAATTGCGAAAATCGCAATGGAAAGAGTAGCCGAAAAAAAACAGCTCAAAGAAGTGGAGGATTCCCTGTCGTATGAACGGGGCATGACTGAAATGGTGGCGCATGATCTCCGGTTTGAGGTGAAGGCTTACCGGACATTGTTGAGAAATATTCAGGATCAGGTAGAGGAGGCATTGGGCGAGAATGGTTGACGATGTGATGGTTCAGCTTGTGGGGAAAATCAGGCATTTGCCGGAGCGGAAAAATAAGGGGGATGCGGGGGCCGATTTACGCTCCAGGGTGAACATGATTATCTGCCCTGGGAAAACCGAAAGGGTTCCCGCAGGGCTGAAGATCTGCATCCCGTATGGATATGTCGGCCTGGTTTTCCCCAGGTCTGGATTGGCTGCACGTTATGGACTCCGTCTCGCAAACTGTGTCGGCGTGGTGGATTCTGGATATCGGGGGGAGGTGATCGTTCCTCTTTATAACGATTCGGATGAAGTTCAGACGATCTCTGAAGGGGACAGGATTGCACAACTCCTGATAATGAAGGTCGAGATGCCACAGTTCATGGCTGTTGAGGAGCTTCCCGAAAGTGAACGGGGAGAAGGCGGGTTCGGATCAACAGGGGTGAGGGAATGAGTTGGTATGAGGGGGTGAGGTGGTGTTTTATATCGCTACTTTCTGTCTTGCGCTCGTAAACATCATTATGGGACTGATGTTATTGGAGGTGTGGTTCAGTGAAAATCCCGAAGCTGATCGAGACAATGACGTGGGTGTTCAGCATGGATGGGAGGATCCCAAAGCCTGATCCTCTGCGGTTCTCAGAGATCTCCATGGAGCTTGCTCCAAAGGATCCGGAGTGCGTCACCCTTCTTACGGCACAGGCACGGTTCCAGATACGGGCAATGGTGGATGAAAAAATAAACCCAGAGGGGTTTGGTGACATCCCGATTCAGCTTCGGAGGAGTCTACTCAGGGAGATCTACGGGGAAGTGATTGAAGAGCTGCGAGACCTGGAGTTTGAGGCGTATCAGCACAGCATCATGTTCAATTCTACCCTGTCCGACAGGATTGGAGAGATGATCACCGTGCTCGAAACCGGAGAAAGGACGGTGGGATCTTCATGACGGAAGCTCTGCCGAAATGGGAAGCGGCACAGTTCGCCGGTTATGAGTGGATGGTGTTTGGTGAAGATGGGGATATCGTGGCACAGGTATATCCCCAGGCCGAAGGCAGCACTAAATTCATCGCCACGCTTATGGGAGTTGCGCCCGACATGCTGAATTTACTAGAGGAGGTTGTTGCCCAAACGGTAAATCTCCCCATATGTCCATTCTGCAATGTAGTGAAGGCGACCCAACCGCATAGGACGGACTGTCTGTTTAGTGAGATTGAGACCATCATCAGAAAGGTGAGGGGTGGAAAATGACAAAGATTGAGAAAGCTCTAGAAAACAGAGAAGAGCTAATGCGTGTGATTCGGGAGAATTTATGTCCCTATGAGTTTGGTCTGGGGGATTGTAAGTATAGGGGAAGTCTAGGGTGCAGGAAGGCTCATTGTCATCGTTGGGATGAGGAGGTTGAGGAATGAGCCACACACCATGGCAACTCCAACGCACGCCATACGAATCAGAGATAGACATAGTCTCAGACAAGCGAGTTATCGCAACCATCGAGGCTGGCGAGGACAAGGAAGAGATTGCATCCCTCATCGCCGCCGCCCCCGACATGCTGGAGGCGTTGGAGTTAGTAGTCGGGCATAAAGGTTTTGATATAGATTATATACATTATCGTTGCCGTGCCGCCATCAGGAAAGCGAGGGGTGAGGATAAATGACTGAAGCCCTGTGCGTTATAGTGGGTTTTTTGGGAGGCGTATTCCTTGCAGGAGCCTTGTTCCTTAATATCGAGGAGGGATACAAGCGGGATATCAGGGGGCTTGAGGCCCTGGTGGCGAGTCTGAAGGAGGAGATGTTGGAGAAGAGTACCCATGGATCGGATGCCAGTAAGACGTGGATCTGGAGGAGGACGGTAAATTGAGCAGACGGGGAGCCAGGAAAGCGAAGATAACCATTCCTGGTCTCCCCCCGTCCACATGGGGGGCATACGCCAGGAAGCGGAACGGCGGGGTCTACCTGACACCAAAGGCACGGAACTGGCGGGACGATGCTGTTGAGGTTATCAAGGAGCAGTTCAGGTATGCCCCGTTCTCAGGGAGGATCTCGTTGAACATTGCCTTCTACGTCAAGAGCCGTGGTGGGTGGGATATCGACAACCGGAGCAAGGTGCTCCTCGATGCCCTTACTGAAGCCGGAGTGTGGATCGATGACCAACAGGTCGATGTGCTGCATACTGAGATTTTCGTTGACGGTTCCCAGGAGGAACCGATAACACAGGTCAAGGTGATATGCTATGACTAAGAAGCGCAAATATTCCAGGGGATATCACCTCCTCATAGGTCGCTCAGTCCTCCAGGAATACCGCAGGGAATGGCTCAAGATCAGGAGCATCCTCGACTCCATACTGGAGCGCATGGTATCCGGATCTACATTCGGCGAACGTGTCCAGGGAGGGGAGAGGCGGCCTCCCCAAGAGGTGCTCCTCGATCTTAAGGATCATTGCCGTGAGTACCAGATCATCGAGCAGAAGATCCAGAAGATGGAGTCGATCCTCTCCTCGATGTCCGAAGAGGATATGATGCTGATCGAGAGTTATCACTGGCGGGGAGTTCCCTGGTATGAACTGGCCCGTGCTATGGGGAAAAGTCAGACGGCATTCTACAGGCAGCTGTATGGCCTGGAGGAAAGGGTGGGGAAGGAGTGGGAGGGGGATCCTCCCGCCCCCTCTTCGTGAGCAAAAAGAAAGCCGCCAGGTGGGCTATTCCTGGCGGCGAAAGAAGAGAGAGAGTAAAACGAAAAGTGTGTTTATGGTATTGTAACATCCTTCCGGAGATTATGCCCCACCCCTATTTTCTGCCTCCCCGATAAGCTGCTCAAGGTACTGCATGTTTTCTTGGATGGGGTTTTGGTTTCTTCAAGCGTTTCCCTGAGTGTCATTTCCTTCGCCTCCCTCGATTTTTTTCATTATACCCTAGGATATCTCCTCCGCTATAGTCCTTCCGCACGTCCAGGGGCCGGATGCATACCGGAACATGATCCACAGATGCTTCTCGATCCCCTGGCACTCCTCGAACGAAGACCGCACGACCGCAACAGGTTCCTCCTCTGCGTTGATATCCGGCAAAACGGTGAAGCGTACCCTCATGTCCCCTACCTCCTCGAAATTCAGGCTTGCTCAAATCTTTCTGCGTCCAGGTCGATTTTAAAAGCCAGGTCTTCGGCCTCCGCTTTATCCATAGGCCCGTACACCTGGACAAACGGATACCCTGATTCTTCCCTGTCCTGCTTATGGACTACATACGGTTCCCTGCCGTCAAGTACCACAACAAAATAATCCTTCATGTTTTCTCCCCCTTTTTTACCAGGCAGGGGGAAGATTCCCCCCCCGCCTCTAGATCATGCTGAAATAAACTTTTGCCTGGTCACCGTCTTCTGAAAGATGGAGAAGATACGCCGAGAAAAAAGAGTCACAAAATGCGGCATGAATTTCCGTTCCGATGATCTTTGATTCCCTTTCGTATCCGTTCGGACTGACGGTGAAATCATCCAGGTATAGCCGCTGATTCCTGTACCGGACATAAGGAACAAGATCTTCCCCGCCGTTTGGATCCCTGCCGTACCGTATATCTTGGTACGTATCACTTCCTCGAATGGTTTCATTTTGAAAACCGTAGGGTACTGTCCATTCCTTCATCCTGATCACTCCCTTTTTTTGGTTGTCAAGTTTCCCGTGCCTGGTGCAATGCTATTCCACCCTGCGGGACTTTTTATCCGTAGTAATACGTACTTCCTCGACAGTAAAAATGCGGATAGTGATATTTCTTCCCCTTTTACGTAATTCTTCGGGTTCTGCATTGCGTATTTTTACGTATACTCTGTCTCGTTTCCTGCAATATTATCTTGCCATGGCTGCAAGGAATCTTGACAAGAAAATATTGGAGGGATGGAAACATGGCGGGAGTAGTTTTATACCAGGGGAAAAGCTGCCTGGACAGTGGGCAGATAGTGTGTATCTTGACGGGATTCTCCGGTTCTGAGAATCGAAAGACGGGAAACATGGTGCAGTCCTGGATCCTCCGGAGTGATATGTCACCCCTGGAGGCACTGCAAACGGGGAATGATTTTTCCGTTTGCGGGAATTGCAAGCATAGGGGAATGGCGGGGAAACGGCGTAGCTGTTATGTTCAAGTGCATCAAGCGCCATTGTCGGTATACCGTGCTTTTCTCCAGGGGAACTATCCGAGAATCGATACCGTAGGGTGGAATATCCTCCAGGGAAAATCTCTCAGGGTGGGCAGTTATGGTGATCCGGCAGCTGTTCCGGCAGCACTATGGAAAACGGCTATTCGGGAATCAGGGAAACATACGGGATATACCCATCAGTGGAAAGATTTTCCGGAATTCAAGGGGTTGCTTATGGCATCCTGCGATAACGTCAGAGAGTACCAGGCAGCGGCATCCCTGGAGTGGAAAACCTTTAGGATTCTGAAAGATCCTGCGGATATCGGGAGTAATGAAATTCTATGCCGGAACTACGATACAGGGATATCCTGCGAGAAGTGCGGTATCTGCAACGGCAGGAAAAACAATGTAGCCGTACCAGTTCACGGCATAGGAAAAAAGTATTTCCAGGGATAGCAGCAACCGGAGAGAATACCAGGGATATTTCCCCTGGTATTTTTTTTATTCTTTTTTCCGGCACTGCTCATAAGTATTTTTACTGAATATTGATTCAGTAAAGATACTGTTCTACGGGACATATCCCACAATACGCAATTTTGCGGGTTCTGAATTACGCAATTTTGCGGATAAACAGTCCCGTATAACGGTATATATTTGTCCCAAGCCGCAAGGGCAGCGGCGAGAACAGCGGAACTTGAAAACAAAATACTGAAGGGAGAGATTGAAAATGACCAGTAAGGTATACGACTATGTAACGGAAAGGATCCTGCAAAAGTTGGATCAGGGAGTAATACCCTGGAGAAAACCATGGAGCACAAACGGAGGATACATACCCAAGAATTACGTAACTGGTAGGGAATACTCCGGTATCAATATCCTGCTACTGGATCCAGGGGGACAGTACCTAACATTCAACCAGGTACAGCAAAAAGGCGGGAGAATCCAGAAAGGCGAAAAGGCGTCAATGGTTGTTTTCTGGAAAATGCTCGACTCGAAAGAACAGCGGGAAGACGGGGAACTGGAAGAAAAAAAGATACCTTTTCTCAGGTATTACAACGTATGGGAAATATCCCAAACTACACTAAAAAGAAAACAGGATGATACACCAATACTTCCTGCGGAAAGGATCCTGGAGGATGAAAAGATACCAAGAATCCAGTATGGCGGGGAAAGGGCGTTTTACAATCCGGCAGAAGATTATATCAACTTGCCGGAAAGAAAAAGCTTCAACTCCAGGGAAGAATTTTACTCAACGGCATTCCATGAGGTAATCCATTCTACGGGGCATAAGGACAGACTGAAACGGCTTATGTCCACAGAATACGGGAATTCAGAATATGCTTTTGAGGAGTTGATAGCAGAAATAGGCAGTGCTTTTCTATGCCACAGAACCGGAATTCTTCAGCCAGTGGAAAAAAACACTGTAGCATATTGTCAGCACTGGGCGGGAGTATTACGGGATAACAAAAAAGCAATAGTCCAGGCAAGCGGAAAGGCACAAAAAGCCGTTACCTGGTTGATCCAGGGAGTCGAGGAAGAAGCGGAAGAAATGGAGGAAGTAGCATAGTACCACAGTACCAAGGAGAGTATCAGGGAAGATCTTTTCCCTGGTACTCTTTTTTATGTTTCACGTGAAACATTTTTTCTAGTGGTTTTTACTCAGCAAAAGATCTTTTCTTGCACTTTATGTTATATATTGCAAAATCCGCAAAATTACGTAGCGAAAAATCCGCAAAATGACGCTTGCAGGATTGCAGGATACGGGATATGATGCGGCCAGAACAAAAAAACGGGCGCAACAAAAAACGAAAGGAGAGAGAGAACATGGAAAAAGTACTCGAGATACTTGACAGGCGGGAAGAACTACTGAGGGGAACAGCTGAAACACTGATACACCGGATGAAAATAGCAATCGAGGAAAACAACCAGGACAAAGTAACAGCACTTCAGAGAAAAGCACTAGAGAAAATGGCAAGGATCGAAGAAATACAGGACATAAGAACAGCAATACAGAACAGCTAAAGAAAGGCGGGAGAGAAATAAAAACTCTCCCGTCTTTTTTGTGCCTTTTTACCAGGAAGATACAGGGAATGGATCCAGGAAAACAAAAGATCTTTTTACCAGGGAATGGATCCAGGGGAAGCAGGGGAACAAAAAGATCTTTTTCTTCCAGGCTTTTTTTCAGGGAGAGAAGATCTTTTTTCTTCCAGGGAATAGACCAGGGAATAGACCAGGGAGAAGATCTTTTCTCTCAGGAAAAAGACTATCTTGTATACCTGGTATACAACGTCATTTAATATTGTTCACAATGGGCTTTTTTGGCTATTCAATCCCAGTAGCCGCAAGGCTTCATAAAGTTGGAAATACTTTCCACTTTATAGCGTGGTATAATGCCATTATCCGGCAATGCGGCTGTTATTAATACCAGGTATTGCAATACTCCGGCCGGAATGTTTCACGTGAAACATTTTCAGCCGGAAAAACACTCCAGGAAAAGCACTCCAGGCAAAACAATCCAGGAAACGGATCCAGGGAATGGATCAGGCAAGGCAATCCAGAAAACAGAATCCAGAAAACAGAATCCAGGTACAGGATCCAAGTACAGGGTCCAGGTACAGGGTCCAGGTACAGGATCCAGGTACAGGATCCAGGCAGAATAGTTCCGGAAACTCTCTGAAAACTCTCCGGAAACGAAACAGAAAATCTTCCAGGTATTCTTACAAGCATTCTTAAAAAAGATCTTAAGAAAAGATCTTCTTAATATATAAAACTTATTGAAATTACATGGTATTTCTCGGGGAAAGGCAGGTGATTCTTACTCCATGGCACTAACTAAAAAGCAAAAACTCTTTGTTGAATATTATGCCGGAAATGCTACACAGGCAGCTATAAAAGCAGGATATAGCAAGACTTCAGCAGGTACAGCCGGATGTTATCTGATGAAAAATGGAAAGGTACTTAAAGCGCTGGAAGAGAGAGAAAACCGAGAAAAACACCCAGAAATAGCAGATAAAAAGGAGAGACAGATATTTCTTAGTGATATTCTCAGGGATGAAGGAATAGACATAAACCACAGGCTAAAGGCTGCTGAATTACTCTCCAAGATTGACGGTGATTTTAGCAGCAGTGTAGGGATAGATCTTGAAACAAATATCGGGGTTGTTGTATTGCCGGAAGTAGAATCTTCGGAGTCTACAGCAGACACAGAAGAAGCAGTGTAAAAGCTCATGGATACAGGAGAGAGTAAAAGATCTTGTACGGTTTAGGTGTACGGTAATTCTAAAATCCCGTAGCGGATCCATTCGGAAAATCAGGGAGTTGACCAGGGGGGTACACCCTCGAAGCAGGGGCGGGGCGTAGTGGAGCCAGGAGGCCAGTGTGATTCATAGAGCTTACCCACCCCAAGAATCAGCTCCCTCTTCTCCAGTGATCCTCTTCTCGTCACACGTCTGATTCTTCAGTGTTCATGATGATTCGGGTTATTTACATGATACCCCCTATGCCCTTGAAGAGGGTATGGGGGGTATGTATTTATAGGGGTCTCTGAAAAAAAATAAGGAAATAAGGGGAGGTTTGGGATGCCTGGTATAGCGGATGTGATGTTCGGTAAGCCTACAGGGGTGAGGAAGTGGGTAGAGGACAGGGTATGGAAGAACCCGGTGAATGAGTTTCTTTCCAAGGGAGGAGGGCCTTATGGGGATGAGATGCGTTTAGCGCTGCTGATGCTGATGCTGAATGCGGCATACGCCCAGGGCAATGAAATAGAGGACAGTGGGAGGATGGCAGACGAGGAGGGGTCGATTCTTGAGGGGCTTCCCGCTGACAGTGCTTCCGGAGGGGGGTTCGGCATCCCTGGAGGGAGCGAGGGGTTGAGGGAGCTAGGGCCGCTTTCAGCGCTCATGAGGAGCCTTGGGACGGGAGAGGATCCCATGGCAGACATCCGGAGGATGATAGACGGTCAGGACACTATGGCCCACGCAGCGCTTCGGGCGTTTCAGGCGATGCCGGAGAACCAGGAGCCTCAGTACGGGGAGGAGGACATCATGGAGATGATCTCCAGGATGGATCCTGCGGAGCTTGAGCAGATATTGAGCATCCCGCCGAAGGGGCATGAATCTCCTTCCGGTGGGGATTGGTACGACAGGATACGTGCCTTGTTTGAGAATGATTCTCCCAGGGTGATGCGGAGCGGCACTGGATACAGGCTGCGCTAGAGGGTGTGGTTGATGTGGCGAAGAGGAAGAAGCAGGAGATCTTTTGGCAGCCCAATCCAGGGCCGCAGACCGAGTTTCTCAAGCGATGCGAGAATGAGGTTTTGTATGGCGGGGCTGCCGGAGGGGGAAAGACGGATGCCCTGATAGTCGAGGCATTGAGACAGGTGACCCACCCGAACTACAAGGGGATCCTGTTTCGCCGGACGTATCCCGAACTCCAGGACATGATCATACGGGCGAAGCAGATCTACATGTCCGTTGTGCCGAGGGTGAGGTGGAACGAGAAGTTCACCCAGTTTACCTTTCCCAGTGGGGCTGTTATCCGGTTCCGTCACCTTGAGTACCAGGGGGACGAGACGAGGTATCAGGGGCATGAGTATCAGTACATCGCCTTTGACGAGCTGACCCACTTTCGGGAGGAGCAGTATCTGTATCTGCTCTCCAGGTGCAGGACTGTTTTCCCTGAACTGCGATGCTATGTCCGAGCCGCCACGAACCCTGGAGGCCCTGGACACGGGTGGGTGAAGGCACGGTTCATTGACCCCACCAGGTCTGGGGAGCACCCCTACGTGGATCCCAAGACAGGGCTGACGAGGTACTTCATTCCTGCGAGGGTGCAGGACAACCCGTACCTCATGAAAGCGGATCCCGATTATATGAAGCGTCTTGAGCTGCTTCCTGAGATCCAGAAGAAGATGCTTCTCTACGGGGATTGGGACGTGTTCGCCGGACAGATCTTCACTGAGTGGGATCGTGGGGCGCACGTCATCGAGCATCCCACAGACCTTCCCAAGTCCTGGCCCCGATGGAAGTCTCTCGATTGGGGCTTCGCCAAGCCCTACTGCTGCCTCTGGTTTGCTGTCGACTACGATGACCAGGTGATCGTCTACCGTGAGCTGTACGGGTGGACGGGCAAGCCGGACGAGGGGGTGCGGGAGACCCCTTCGGAGGTGGCGAAGAAGATCCGGCAGATCGAGCGTGACGCAGGAGAGAAGGAGATCTTCGGCCTGGCAGACCCCGCAATCTGGGGGAACGTGGGGCAGAGTGACATGAGCATCGGAGACCAGTTCGCCTCCGATGGAGTTTACTTCAACCGTGCGCAGAACAACCGCCTTGCGGGAAAAGCCCAGATACACCACAGGCTCCGAGGGTGGGGCTTCGGCACTGAGAACTGGAAACCAGGGCTTGTGATCAGCGAGAAGTGCCTGAACCTCGTGCGGACGCTGCCAATGATGTCGAGCGACCCACGGAATCCGGAGGATGTGGACACCCGAACCGAAGACCACGCCTATGACGCTCTCAGATATGGCCTGATGCACAGGGAATGGGCGACTCCGGAGATTGCCGAGAAGAAGTCGAGGGATAAATACGCCGAGGCTGCGGCGAAACGGAGGAGACGGAAGGAGGCGGCAACGTCATGGATGACAACATAGATTTCGTCTTTGCGAGTGGGGAGCAGATCCCCGGCGCAGGAAATTACCTGAAGATTTCATCCCCTTTCGAGGGGATTTTTTTATGTTCACGCCCCGACCTGTCAACAGAGTCGAGGGTGGTTCCCGAAGGGGAGTCGTATATCCTTGTCCATCGGTGGTGGGGGACACTCATAGCTGACGGGGAGTGCGTTGGGATCCTTCTGAGGGGAGGAGGTGGAAAAACGGATGCCAGTAGCAGCGATAGGGTCGATATCGGCGAAGTCACGGCAAATAGCGGATTTGCCGGAACAGGAGAAACTGGGGATCCTGCGGGAGCGGTTCAAGTCGGCGATAACGGTGGAGTCCGATTGGAGAAGGGAAGCAAAGGAAGACATTGAGTTCTACGCAGGAAAGCAGTGGAGCGATTCCGATGTCGATACTCTCAGAAAGACGAGAAGGCCCTGTCTGACCATCAACAAGATCCGGCCGCTGCTGAATCTCCTTTCGGGGTATCAGAGGCTGAACCGCTACGATCCGGAGTTCCTCCCCAGGACTGCAGATGACCTGGAGAAGGTGAAGGTCGCAAAGGGTGTGACCAAATATCTGCTCGATACGGTGGAGTTCGACTATGTCGAATCAAACGCTGCCCTGCGTTCCTGGCTCACTGGTCGTGGATGGTATCACGCCTACTGGAAGAAGGATTGGTTCACAGGAGAGCAGAACATCGTTATCGAGAGCGTCTCTCCCTTTGAGATCTATGTCGATCCCGAATGCACCAAGGATGACCTGAGTGATGCGGAGTTCCTCTGCCACGCACGGTGGGTAGGGAAGGAGAAGGTCAAGACAACCTTTCCGGAGGCATCCGATTGGGTGGAGAGCATCGTCTCCAGGTACGACCAATCGGAGGAGGAGATGGAGTTTATCGGCACTGAGCCTCTCTGGTATTCCGTGGAGCTTCAGAAGGCCAGGCTTGTGACCATGTGGTATCGGCATTATGAGACGGAGAAGTACTGGGTGCTCCCTGACGGCACTGAGATCACCGGCAAGGTCGAGGGAATGTTGGACATTGTAGGGGAGCAAAAAACACGGCAAAAATGCTCCGTCCGTTGCGCCACCTTCATCGGCGACCTGTTGCTTGAGGACATTGAGAGTCCCTACAGGCACGGAATGTTCCCCTACGTGCTGATTAACTCCTACTGGCTTGGGGAAGGGGATGCCCCCGCCGGAATCGTCAGAGACCTGAAGGATCCCCAGAGGGAGCTGAACAAGCGCAGAAGCCAGATGACCCACCTGGTCAACACGATGGCCAATCGTGGGTGGAAGGTCAAGAAGGGGACGATGACCGACAACGAGAAGAACCGCCTGGAGACGATGGGTTCGACTCCTGGCGTGGTCATCGAGTACCAGGGGGACACGGCTCCCCAGGAGTTCGCAACGGATCAGATTCCGTCAGTGTTCTTCCAGACCGATAGGCAGAGCACTGAGGATCTTCGTGAGATCTCAGGGATCAACGAGGCCATGCTTGGAAGCAGTCCCGCATCTCAGTCCGGTCGGGCCAAGGAGCTTGACCAGAGACAGGCGGTTACTCACATCACCCTGCTCTTTGACCAGATGCGGTCGGCGAAGCTTCGGCTCATGAGGCAGCTCTGGGGCCGTTCGGGTGCTCCTGGGCTGATCCCGCAGTTCTACGATGAACCGAAGATGTTCCGGATCATCGGTGAGAACGGTCAGCCTCAGTTTGTCGGGGTGAATCAGCCCGTACAGACGAGTGTGAACCCTTTCACCGGACAGGCTGTTACGGATGTGCTGAACGATCTGAGCACGTTCGAGTTCGACATAGTGATCACGGATACTCCGGCGACACCGTCCCAGAGGGTGGCAGCGTTCTACGCCCTTCTTGAGATGGCGAAGGTCGGGATACCCGTTCCTCCCGACATGATCCTTGAGGCTTCGGATATCCCCCAGAAGGAGGATCTGAAGAACCGGATGATGGCGGCGCAGAGTCAGGCGGCACAATCGCAGGGGATAGGGGGGCAGCCTGGGATGCCCGCAGGGCAGCCTGGTGCTCCCCCCATGCCGCCTCAAGGGGGGCCTGACCAGGCTCAAATCAGGCAAATCATAGAGGGAATGCGAGGGTAAGCGAGAGGGGCCTGGAGAGGCCTCTCTCTTCTTTTATACACGTGTCGCCTACGACAAGGGCGAACGTCTGAAAGGAGACGAAGGAAATGCCGGAATTCGAGGGAATAAACGCCGAAATACTTGAGCAGCTGAAGCAGGAAGAGCCTGATCTCTTCGAGGGCATCGAGCCTACGCCCCCTGCGCCGGATGGGCAGGAGGAGGGTGGAGAACCCCAGGAGAATCCGACAGATCAGGGGCCGGAGCCTGATGCTGCGCCCCAGAAGCCTGAAGAGAAAGAGCCTGAAGAGGGGGAGGAGAAGGACGCAGACGGGGCTGCGAAAAAACCCGAAGACAAGAAAGTCCCCCTGGCCGCACTGCATGAGGAGCGGGAGCGGAGAAAGAGGCTCCAACAGGAGCTTGAAACTCTCCGAACCCAGATGGGGCAACTCGCCCAATTGCAGATCGAACAGGCACGAAGGGCATTTGCGCAGCAGAAACCGGAAGAGGAGCCGAAGGATCCCCTTGAGGAACTGATCGACTCCAAGGTTCAGGAAAAGTTAAGGCCACTGGAGCAGGAAACGGCAGCCATGAAGCAGCACCAGGCGCTTGAGATGAGGATAAGCGCCCAGGAGCACGTGGCGAAGCAGTCCCATCCCGACTACGAGGAGATCACGGAACCAGTGATGAAGCTTCTCACTTACTGGCGTGACAAGGCCTCGAAGGGGGACACGGAGTCACAGGTCAAGTTCCAGAACTTCCTGTTGCAGCCGAATCCCGTGGAGATGGCCTACATGCTTGGCTGCGCCTACAGGTACATGTCGGCGAAGAATCAGCAGTCTGAAGGGGTACAAACACAACCCCAACAGGGGGGTTCCCCTACCCCTCCTGCGCAGAAGAAGGCCCCGTCTCCAACGATGCCCAGAGGTGAGGGCATAGGAGGCGGCGGTTCGCTTGCGGCCCCGACCATCGACCTGGAGAACATCACCAGTGACGAGTGGGCGAAGCTGCCGCAGGAAACGAGGAACAAGCTCCTGATGGGGGTCAAAATCTAACAAAGGAGGAACATAGGAAATGGCAATCGGAGTCACAACGATCCCGACCGAGCTTGTAAAAAAGCTATGGTCTAAGCAGCTCTGGATGGAGGTGCAGGAGGATCTCTTTTTCAAGAGATTCATCGGGGAGGGTGAAGCCTCTGTTATCCAGAAGGTCAGCGACCTGAAAAAGGATAACGGAGACCAGATCACGATCCCCCTGCTCATGAAGCTCTCTGGTTCCGGAATCAGCGGGGACAATACCCTTGAGGGCAACGAAGAGCAGATGACCTTCTACAGCATGCCCGTGACGGTCGACCAGATCAGGCATGCGGTCAGGCTGAAGGGCAAAATGGAGGAGCAGAAATCCGCAGTCAAGCTTCGTACCGCTGCGAAGACTGCTCTGAAGACGTGGATGGTGGAGTACATCGAGAAACGGTTCTTCACCACCCTGGGAACCTCTCCCACCAGTTCCAGGGTGCTCTATGGTGGTGACGCAACTGTCCCTGGAGACATCGTGGCCGCAGACAAGCTGACCACGACCCTGATCTCAACCGCAAAACGGAAGGCCATGATGGCAACCCCGAAGATCCGTCCCGTTCGTGTGGACGGTCGGGAGTACTACGTCATGGTGGTGCATCCCTATGCGGCCCGTGATCTCAAAACAGATAATGCATGGCTTTCGGCGCAGCAGTACGCCAACCTCCGTGGAGATGCCAACAACCCGATCTTCACGGGTGCTCTTGGCATCTGGGACGGGGTTGCTCTCTGGGAGCATCCCTGGGTTCGCCTCACCACCGAGGGGGCAAGCGGCGCAAACTGCTGCTACAACACCCTTCTTGGCGCACAGGCGGGAGCGTGGGCGGTTGCTCGTGAGGCTTTCTGGGAAGAGGATGACTTCGACTATCACAACAGCGTGGGATTTGCCACGGGCGTGATAGACGGATTCAAAAAGTCCCAGTTCGGCGCAAGCGGTTCCGAACAGGATTTCGGGGTTATCACCGTCATTACCGGCGGCGCTTCGGACTAGGGTGGTGAACTGCAATGGCTGATGTCACCCTTGGAACCGGAATCGAAGGTCTCCGGAGGTATCTGCTCAACGGATGCACTTCCGGCGTTGCCGGGAGCGCTGAGAATGGCAGGGAAACTCTGGCGGCCTTCATGAAGGCGCAGAGCGGGGATTTTAAGATCAAGTGTACACCCGAAGCAGCGACCCCGCTTGTTTCAGAGTTGAAGGCTGCGGCCCAGTCCTTTGTCATCGATGTCTCCCTGGAGACGAACGATGGCGAGGTGCATTCCTGGTACAACGGCCCCGTAAAAATCGCCATAGCGGAGGACGACACCGGCGAGGGCTGCACGGCTGCAATCCTTCCCACAGCAGGGGAGCACATGATGACCAACGGGCACCTGTCCGTGACCGTCACCATGGCGAAGGCAACATGGGCTGAGGGTAAAAAGGCAACGCTGACGGTGAGCGACCCCGACACCTCGGCATTCGGCGGCTGGGCTGCTTCCGATGCGACCTTTGTCGCAACGGTGACGGCTGACGAGACGTAAACGCGAGGGGGCTTTTTGCCCCCTCGTTTTTTTGTATGAGGAGGGGTTTTTGTGGCGACTTCTATTGCGAACCTTTTGACCTCAATACGGTACAGGCTGGTTGATCCGGAGAAGAGCAACTGGAGTGACGCTGAACTCACCTCCTATCTGACGGACGGGAACAGGGCTCTTTTCTTCACCGTGGCGAACCTGAGACCTGAGTTCGTGCGGACCGGTCAGACCGGAACGACTGTCTCCGGAGAGAAAGCGATTGCGATTACCGGTGGCCCGATTCTCCGTGATCTCAGGGTATGGATCGGGCCAGAGAAAGAGAGACTTCAGAGCATGGAGCTTCACGAACTCCCGTCCCTCCACAGGGTTGGGAAACCGGAGTTCTTCTGGGCCTCCGGTTTTTCTTCCGTTGACCTTTACCCCGTTCCTGACGGTGAATACGAATATACTCTCTCCTACATTCCCCAGCCAGCGATCCTTGAGGAAAACTCCCCCTGGCCCGAATCGTTTGACGGGTTTCTGGTGGAGTTTGCCGTTGTTCGGGCGGGGCTTCGGGACGAGGCCGACATGACCCAGGAGGCGGGGTTCATGAGTTCCTGGCAACAGCGGATCGCAGAGGCTATTGGTGCGGTTCATCCTGGGGAAGGAGTAATAGGGGGGTACTGGTGATGCGGTCGAGCACGAAGCACGGGGAGCGGGAGTTTTCCATCTCCGTTCCCCTTCTCAGCGGAGGGTTAAATCTGTCCGTGCCTCCCCACGCCATAGGGATGAACCAGATTGCCGATGGGTGGAATGTCTGGCTGACACCGACAGGAGATTTTGCCTCCCGCCCAGGTGCGCTGAAGGTAAATACGACAAGTTTCCCAGCCGCCGTTGCGGGAGGGTTCTATAGTGCCCCTCTGGACAAGACGATTGTTGCCACCTACGGACAGGAACTCTATCTGCTTGACGAGGGGACGGGGACGGCAACGAAGATCGGGGATCTCACGGGTTCTCAGAAGCCCGATTTTGCCGACTTCATGGGGAAGTGTTTCATCGCCTCCGGAGGAATGCTCCAGGTGTATGACGGCACCACCCTGTCCTCCGTGACAAGCCTGACGAGTAATCCGGCCCCGTCTCACGCAATCTTCCTGGAGGCGTTTGAAAACAGGCTTTGGGTTGCGGAGACGGGATCAAAACTGAATTTCTGCGGGACACGGGACTATCAGGATTGGGGAGGGAGCGTCTCCGACTCCGGCGGGTTTATCTACGTGGAGGATGGCGATGGGGCGCAGATCACCGGTCTGGGGATCCTGGACGGCATTCCCGTGGTCTTCAAGGGGAACTGGGATCGTGGCCCATACTCCATCTCCAAGGTGACGGGGATGAGCGTGGACGACTTCACCGCAAAGATCATGACCAAGGGAACTTCGTGCGTCAGCGGACATACGGTGAAGAATTTCCTCAACGATCTGCTCTTTGTCGGACAGGAGGGGGTTTTTTCCCACCAGCAAGTTCGTGACTACGAGAACCCACGGGCATTTCCCGTGTCGAAGAGCGTGGACAGCGTGTTCAAGGCGTATACGGCACAGGATGCTGTCTATGATCCTGTGACGGGATACTACATCGTGGTTACTTCCCTTCCGGTGATGCTTATGAACGGGAGCACGGGGGGGTGGTTCCAATGGATTTTTCCCACCTTCACGCCACGGAGCGTGTTCCTGGGAAAGTTCAATGACATACTCTTCGGGACGAGCGATGGTGACGTGCAGAAGGTGCGGCCAGCGAGCGCAGCCTATACGGACAACGGGACGGCATTCCAGGCGAGCTTCTCAACGGCGGTTATCAACGGCGGTTCCCCAGGAACGGAGAAGAAATGGAAGTGGCTCCACATGGCCTTCAAGCCCATGTCTCCAGGGAACTTTTCCGTGGAGTGGCGAACCAACTTTGCCTACAATTATTTGGGGGCAAGGGCGGAGGTGGTTCCTGGCGACATCTTCACCGAATGGGACGGGACGTTCTGCTGGGACGATTCAACTATAGGGTGGGATCAGGATACGTTTATCGCACGAAGGGGGAATCTACAGTCCCGTGGGCGAGACATTCAGTTTCGGGTGATCTCCACGGGAGGGTTCCGGCTCATTTCCATAAATGCAAACGGGGCCGTTCTCAGAAAAACGATTGACCCGTGGAGGTGATTTGATTGACTTATGCACAGAAAAATCCTATTGCGTATAAGGAAAAACCAGCCGACTCTGAACGAGGAGTTCAGCCAGGTCTATAGCATCCTCAACGACCTGGAGGATACGAAGGCAGATCTGGCAAGCCCCGCACTCACGGGGACGCCTACGGCTCCGACTCCAACGGTGGGGGACAATAGTACGAAGGTGGCGACAACGGCGTTTGTCAACACTGAAATATCCAACGACAGGCCATATGCAACCGCATCCCCGCTGATGGACGGAACCGCTGCGGTTGGGGTGTCTGCTAAGGTTGCGAGGGAAGACCACAAACACCCCACGGACACATCACGGGCGGCATCGTCCCATACTCACGGTGGTGGAGATATTACGTCTGCCGTGGCAAATGCCACAACAGCGGCCGCTTGTTCCGGCAATGCCGCCACCGCAACGAAACTGGCAACTGCACGGACAATCAGTCTCTCCGGAGACGTGACGGGGAGTGCCTCCTTTGATGGCTCTGCGAATGCCACCATAACCGCAACCGTTGCGGATGACTCCCATAACCATACAATAGCCAACGTGGACGGTTTGCAGACCGCTCTGGACGGGAAGGCGGCATCGTCCCACACCCATAGCTATCTCCCCCTTTCCGGAGGAACAATGACGGGTGTGCTGTATCCGCAACAGAACACGTCCTACACCACGGGACAGGCCAGACGCATTATTCTTTCCACGGGGAACCCCTCCGGAGGTGGAAATGGTGACGTATGGATCAAGTACATTGCGTAGGTGATGGAAAATGTCGGAGCTGTACGTAAATATCGGCGGGGTGTGGAAACCTGTTTCGTCCGTTAGCGTCAATATCGGCGGGGCGTGGAAAAAGGCTTCTGGTGTGTACCAGAATGTGGGCGGGACGTGGAAATCTGCCCTGATAAGCCCGGAAGCATCTGGCGGAACCGTCACGACTGACGGGGACTACAAGATTCATACCTTTACCTCTTCCGGCTCCTTTGTTGTCTCGACTCCAGGAACTCTCTCTGACGTTCTCATTGTCGCTGGCGGCGGTTCCGGTGGATGGGGAACCGATCACCCCGCAGGGACGTACGACCATTGGGGCGGCGGGGGTGGGGCGGGTGGCAAGATCCACCTGACAAATCTTGCCGTAACCCCACAGACATACACTATTACGATTGGCAACGGTGGGGCAGTTAGTGCCGACAAACATTTTCCTGGCAACAACGGTGGAAATTCGAGCGCATTTGGGAACACGGCAATCGGCGGCGGCGGCGGGGGAACGGTCTACCCCTACGGGCATATAGAAACCCCCAGAGACGGGTACGGCAAAGATGGTGGGTCTGGAGGCGGCGGCGGGGTTCATTTGGACGCAAGTCATGTCCCTATTTATAGTGGAACCGGAGGAAGCGGCACTTCTGGACAGGGATATGCCGGAAGCGATAGTCGGATTGTTGTTGATAATACTGGATACAATATGGATGAGGTTGTCGGCGGCGGCGGCGGGGGAGCCGGAGGGGCTGGATCGTATAGTTCGACTCTCAAATGCGGGACGGGAGGGGCCGGATACACCTTTTTAGGGGTGGAATACGCCAAGGGTGGGGACGCTAAATACAACACGCCAAAAACAACCGCCGGAAGCGGCGGGTATGGCGGGACTCAATATGATTCCCCCCAGGCCGGATATAAGGGTATCGTTATCATTCGATACAAGTACAAGTGAGGTGATCCCATGCTTACTGGAATTCTAATAGCCCTCCCGATGGTGCTCCATGAACTGGGGCACTTTTTTGTTGCCCTGATCTTCGGGAAGAGGATCAGGTTTACGTTTGCCGTTGGGTACTTCTTCGAGATTCCCGTTCCACGGGCAACATGGAGGATGCCGGAGGACTTATCTGAGACACAAAAAAAACTAGTGCTCCAGGCGGGGTTTGCTGCTGAATTTCTGGCAATGCCCTTTCTCCCCTGGATTTACTCTGCTGTTGCCCTGACCCATTTCCTTCTGTATCCCTGGTATGCGGACAGGGACAACGATTTCGCTGGGATGATCTGACATGACCTACTTCCAGAAGAACCCGCTGCTCTATAAGGAGAAGCCAGCCGACTCCGTGAAGATGAACGAGGAATTCCAACAGGTCTACGGAATTCTCAATGAGATGAAGACGGAACAGGATTCCCACGACA